GAAACAAACTCACAGTTACGGATGATATCCGTACGCAATAGAGCGCTGTTCTTTGGTTTAAAAGTCACTACAATATCAAAAGGAGGAATGTCCTGAAGCGTATCTCCATCAGGAAGCGCAGACATGATTGCACGAGTTTCGAACTCGGACAACTCCATTGAAGCTGATGGCTCGTCGTTTCCGTCACCTCTAGCGACAGGCTTGTCTCCTGCTCCGTAGATGTTCTCCTTTGTTTTACTATTGCTGTAGTCAATGCTTTTGACTCCAGTCGCAGTTCTTCCTAAGAAGTTGATCTTGATAGATCCCCATGAGGGCTGCTTACCGTTAATGAATGGTGCTGGCATAATTCTTAATTTGTAGGGTTATTAAATCCAATGTCTACATTGATCTCTCGGGCTTTACCGAATGGGATCAGTGACAATTGTGTATTCACTACTGATGTTGCTAGAACATCCTGAGCAGGATCAATAAAGAAATTGAAACCTGATAGCTCTCCAGACATTTGCTCTGCAATCGCCTTATCAACCTTCGCTTTTAAAGATTGAACATAAGTGGCATCAAGCTGACCATTTGAAGGATCAATATCTACAGGACTCCCAAGATCAGGAAGCAATGTTGCACGCACAATACGTGTTGCTTTATTGATCGTTCGTTGATTCTCAATGTAAGCGTAGTCATCCGTTGCAGGAATACAGTTGTGCGTATCGTTAAAGTAGATACCTGAGATTCCAACATGTTTACGGAAGAAGATTGCTCCTTCAGTATTCGCTGTATCTAAATTAGATGCAGAGACATCTTGAACCTTCGTGTTTGAAATCGCTGGAATACTCAAAGTTCCGCCAAGCATGTTGAAGTCTTGAACATAGTCAACTCCTACATGCACAGAAGCTCTTGATACTGCTCCAAGCAATGTACCTACAGCTGCGTAAGTTTCATAAGCAGCGTTTGCACTTGAGACAGAGAAATCTTGACCAACAAAAACCGCAGCTTTTGCTGCATTTAAAGCTCTGAAATCATCAGAAGCAGTGATGTCATAACCTTTACCTTCAAGAATGATGTGTGTCGGTTTGTGACCTGAGTACAATGATGCTGCAACTATTTCTGCAGCAGGAATTGCCAACAATAATTCAGTAGTGTCTGTTACTGGAATAGTCGGATTGTAAGATACTGCAAACTGATTGATCTTTCCGTCCGCTGCATCTTGAAGCGTTGGGATTGCATCCACCAAGTTCACGAATGTATCAGCTTGCGCCTTCAACATGATATGCAACTCACCGTTTGGATTAACTCTAAAGAACTCCTTGATGTGTTCGTATACCAGAACTGTGTTGGCTGTGTCATAAGCAGCATCGAGCAAAAGGGCTTCTGCTTCTTTTACTTCAACCAATTTATAAGGAGTGTCTAGTTGAGCACCGCCAACTACAGCTACACCACTAACGATCAAACCGCTAATCATGTCCGTGGATGGTTCACGTCTTCCGAGACCTCCACGTGTTTTTGAAATATTTACGTCGTTCAACATAATTACTATTTTTCAGTTTCAGTCGGAGTGAATTCCCCTTCTTCGTTTTCTTCACTTTCAGAACCATCTACCTCTTCAACTTTGTCAGGATCAAAACTTGCATCTAAGAAGTCTTCAATTTGCTTGATGATCTCAGGATTAGTTCCGTCCTTAATCTTGATGTCATTCTTTTTAGCGTAGGCTTTCAACTCCGCTTTTTTCATTTTACTGAAGTCGGGAGTCGTGTTTTCAGTTTCATCTGAAGATCCTCCTTCGTCTTTGGATGTTCCTAGACGGTCAACCTCTTCAACTTTTAAACCTGATGACTTAGCATGGTTCTTTGCCCAATGCTCGGCTTTCTTTGTAAAGATTTGACCATCTGAGCAAACGATACAAGTGTTTTCTTCAGGATAGTTTTCAAAGAATTCGTCAATTCTTTTTTGGTGTTTGTTTTTACCAGACATATTTTTTCATTAAAATGATTACTATAATTAGAGCGACTATAATACCTGCAATAATGAGGTAGATCATCCAGCCCTTTTTTTGGATAACCTTTTCTGAATTTGATTCTATTTTACTTGTTTCACCATGATGTTGCCTCTCAAAGTACTTCTCCATTGTGCTAGCTACAAGTTTCTCAACTTGATCACAAATACACTCTGCAGAGATTGAGTCGTTACGGTATTTAATTATTGTTTGAACACCGTTTTTATGGGTTTTAAACTCTTTTATCTGCTTAAGTAAATCAATAGAGATATTGGAACTGTCTGAGCGCTGCTCAACAATAACAGTATCTATACTTGTGATTATCTCATGTGATATTGTGTCACGATGAGTCAACGTTGTCTCAGACGTCTTTTCCGAGTTCTTCATAACTCTGCAAGAGGTAAGTGACAACGCCAACGCCAACGTGGCAACAACTATGAAAGCAACTTTTTTCATGCGTTTAATTATTTTGTGGACATTCAGCGCAAGGATACTTGTCTCGCATTTCTTGAATATCCTCGTGTAGTCTTTTATTAGAGTTCGTTAGTTCACGGATCTGACGTTTGAAACCTTTCTGCTCTTTGATGTATAAATCCAGCTTGTTTTCATAGCGCTGAACCGTTTCTTCGTGGTGCAACCTCAGAGCTGCATTCGCTTCAACACTTTCCATTACTTGCTGCTTCATGTCTTGAAACAGTTTGTTATACGTTTCGTGATATTGATTCACATTATCGATCTCGAGGTTTTCATTTTGCTTTCTAAGACTTTCAACCTCAGCTGAACTCTTCTTTTTAATGATTTCTACCTCGGCATTAGACTTCTTTCTTCCGAATAAAAAGCCAAAGAATCCAAGCAATGCGCCTGAACTTATAATGCTGATTAATATTTGCTGCCAATCCATTACTCTTCGTAATATTTATTGAGTGAATTAACCAGTATAATTCCTGTTTGGAGTCTGTAATTCCAATCACGAAGCATTCTTACATCATCGTCATTCGTGTGAAATCCAAGTTCGAAGAGTATCGCTGGACAAGTAGTATCTCGAACAACGGCAAAAGAGGCTTCCTTATCCATGTCTCCATCAGAATGATCTGTACGAAGTGGAACATTTGGAAAACGCTCCTTAAAGTTTTGTAACCAAAGTTCCGCAACCTTGTCAGCTTGTGATTGACCGAAGTATGTAAACGCTTCAACGCCTCTTGCAAGTGAAGACTTAGCCCCGTTTGAATGAATACTAAAAAGAATTACATCATTGGTAGCTGCTATTTCATTTGCTCTTCGAGTTCGCTTGTAAAGCGGAACATCTTTCCAGTTATCAGGATCTACTGTGAACTCTACATGGTAACCGTGCGTTTTCAATATCTTAGCCCACTCTCGAGCGAACACTCTATTCCCTACACCTTCATAGTAGAAGGAACCATCAACCTCGTGAAGAGATCTTTTACCTGCAGTAACATACTTCTTGGTTAGTGGATTGATTCCACCGTGTCCAGGATCTAATATGATAATGGGTTTATTCATTGGGTTCCTTCTTTTCTTCTTTGTGTGTTGGGTTTATGAGTCTAAGACTATACTACTGGAGAGTAAATTGCTGCAATACCTTTTCCTCGGATAGGCATTGAAAGTCCACGCATCTGGAATCCAAGAATATCTGCACGTTGTTCAGGATCATTTTCCTTACTAAACAATTCTTGTGTTCCCTGAGCACGCATCACTTCATCCTTATGGAAAGCTAATGAAGCATGTGCGTCTGTTCCTGCTACTGCAGCTCCAAATGCTACTTGTGCACCAGTCGTGTTATTGTATCTTGGAAGTCTTTTCTCTGCTAGATAGTAGATCTTAAATCCAAGCAATACACCTTTCTCAGTAACTCTGTTGTATCTATCCACATCTTCCACTTCAAGATCTTCCTGATGTTGTGCTGATAATACAAGTATTCTTCCTGTTGCTGGCATTTCTGCATTGTCAAATCTCTTACGAAGTTTTGCAACGTCTTTAAATGTTAATCGTTTAACACCACTTCCGTTATCTGCACCTGTAGCAACAATCAAAGGAGTATCTGTTGTGTCAGCGGATGGAGCGATACGATATGCTGCATATTCCATGAATGTCATCTTAAGCGCTTGCTTATGACCATAAGTTACTGACTTGATTTTATCGTAAGAAAGCGTTGCCTTTTCAATATTACGAATCATTGTATTCGTAGTATCATAAGTGTCAAGTGGCAGAGCAATCGGTGCATCAGTACGTTGAGAGACTGCGATAGGGTAAGAAGTATTATTAATCAATACGTCAGGATTAACTCCAGCTTCTGCAAGATTAATGATATCGTTATCAACAAAAGCGGACATATCTACCATTTCAGACAAGAACATGTCGTCAGCGTAGAAGTCTTCCTTAAGAGTATCCAACCATACTTCTTTATTCAGACCTGCGTATGCAGCTCCTTCGACTTTTGGAGAGAATAACGATGCTCCAAACAACGTTCCTGCAGATGCAAGAATTGGAATGCCTGTCAACATTGTGACTGCTGATGCAAACAAACCGATCGAAAATAATGCGATTAACTTTTTCATTTTACTTTACTTTATTGTGAGGGTTTTCCTCGGGTTTATAGATTTGCGGATTTTTTGAGAGCGTTGTAGCGTTCAGGATCCTCTTCCTGCATTGCTAAAAGACCTTTCATATCTTCTTGCTTCCATTTTCTGAAGTTCCAGTCATCACGTCCATCTGCTGAAGGAGTGTTTGGCTTACCTTCACCTCCTGCTGCTGCAGTGATGTTTTCTTTGGCTGGAATAGAGTCAATCGTGTCTTTTGCAAGATCGAAATCAGCTTGTGCAAGCTTTTCATAACGCTCCTTATCGGCCGCTTTAATCTTTCCTGACTTCACAGCTGCGGAAATCATTCCGTCAATTGCTTTTTTTGCTTGAGCCTTTTGCTCATTAGCCAAACGCTCGTTTTCTTTCTCAAGCGTTGAGTTACGATCAATCATTGCGTTGATCGCATTATCAACTGCATTTTCGTTAGCGTCAGGATCTACTCCTAATGCGACTGCAGTTTTTGCATTCAGATTCTTCATGCTATTGTTTATATTTGGTTTGCGTTTTTTGTCCGCTTCAGCTGAGAAGCGTTTTTGTAGAGACTCATCTGATTCAAATGAATCTAAGCATGCAGCCATATTCTGCATGTCGTGATAAGCGGTGATTGCTTCATCTTCTAATTCAGGATCTACGATCTCATCAACAAGACCTTTCTCAAGAGCCATTTCAGCAGAGAACCAATTGTCTCCATCCATCCAGCTCTTGATCTCTTCCTCAGATTGTTCAGTTCTTTTATTGTAGTGTTTAATGAAATCAGACTCCAATGATCTTAACAACTTTGCATTCTTTTCAAATACAGTTGCAGTTCCTTCTACAATACCTGATGGAGAGTGAATCATAATAAAAGCATTGTCAGTAATTTTCAATTTGTTTGCTGCAAGCATTATGATTGTTCCCATAGATGCGCTGATTCCATCAATTACAATCGTGAGTTCTCCTTTATACTTTCGGAGTGTGTTATATATAAGGTTGCCATCAAAGACAGATCCTCCTGGTGTATGTAAATGAATTGTTGCTTTTGACTTACCTTTCAAAAAGGAAGTCAATTCATTCGCGATGTATTCACCGTTCCCCCAGTAGATGCCACCATATAACTTACCAACGTTGTCCTGTGATGTAAAAATCATTTATTGCGCTTTAGAGACAAAATTGCAGGTGTTTTAGGGATTAAAAAAACGTGGCATAGATATCGGTAAGGCTACTGTAACATAATGGTTTTGTGAAATTAACGATATCTTTTAAGCGCTTTTTATAAGGTCAAAAATGTGTGAATTTTGGGATATGAAGATCGCAGATAAAAAACACTTAGCGCAAAGCCTGTATGTCAAATCTGACAATACACGTAAGCAAATTGCCAAGACGGTTGGAATTACAGAAAAGACTTTAAGAAAGTGGATAGATGAAGGAGAGTGGGATAAAATGAAAGACGCTATTCAGGTCACTCGTCCGCAATTATTACAAGAAGCTTACTCCCAACTCAAGGCTGTGAATGAAAAGATAAGAGACGATTTTGGGAACGTGCCAACCAAAGACTTAAGCGATGCAAAAGGTGTTTTAAGGCGTGAGATTGAGTTGTTAAGTAATCAGCCTATCCATAAGTACATCGAATGTTTTGAAGATTTTATTCAGTACCTCTCTAAGAACGAACCAAAGGAACTGACAAAGTTTGCGCAACTCTCTCAATCATTCATCAACGAACTTGCAAAGAATAGATAAGTATGGCAGAACCGCACAAGCTGAAAGATAAACAGGCGCAGTCAAGGTATTCGGAACTTTGTCAGCGTATTGCAAAAAACACTGGTATTAATCCGTTTGAATCCAAGAAGGATAAGAATGAGAGGATTAAGGTGAATATGGGCGATTTTAAAAAGTTCGTAGGCTATTACTTTGATCATTACGGAGATTCTGAAACACCTGATTTTCATATTAAGTTGGCACGTAGAGTAAGAAGGTCTAAGAAATATAAAGCTTGGCTCAAATGGGCAAGAGGTCATGCGAAGTCTGTTGTAGCAATTGTGTTGCTTCCTTTATGGTTGTGGATCAATGGAGAGATAAACTTTCTTCTTGTCGTTGGACAGAACGAAGACAAAGCGAAGATCCTGCTCGGTGACCTTCAGGCAGAGTTTGAACACAACCAGAGACTAATAAACGATTTCGGAGCGCAAAAGCTGAACGGTAGTTGGGAAGATGAATTCTTTGTTACTAAATCAGGATTCAAAGCTAAGGCAATTGGTATGGGTCAAGATCCACGTGGTATTCGTGTAGGTTCTGATAGACCTGATATGATTGTTGCGGATGACTGGGAAACCAAAGAAACTGCCAAGAATCCTAAAAGGCAAAGAGAGTATGCAGAGTGGTTCCTGCGTGGTGTTATTCCAACAATGGACAACAAGAACCGAAGAGTGCTCATTGCTCAAAACAAGTTTAACCCAGTCATGATTTTTGACCATGTAGTTGAAGGGAACGACGAATGGAAAGAAGACCGTGTTAATGGATATGATCCTGTTACTTATGAGCCAACATGGAGTTCAAAGTATGATAAAGAGTTTTTCCAAGAGCAGGAAAAGACAATGGGTACTGTTAGGGCACTTGCAGAATATAACAATACGCCTCATGTAGAAGGTAAAGAGTTTAAAGACGAGTATATCCAATGGGCAAAGCTTCCTCGTATTGACACCTTTGATCAGATCATTGGGCGTTGGGATGTTGCTTATGGCGGTACAACTACAAGTGACTTTAACGCCATACGAGTTTGGGGGGTGAAAGAAGGTAAAAAATACTTGATTGATTGTTTTGTAAAGCAATCCAAAGTGAAAATAGCGGTGAGGTGGATTGCTTCTTTTCAAAGTAGATTGCCCAGGAGCGTAAAAGTACAAATTGGATTTGAAGCGCAATTTTGGAATGAAGCGATAATTGATACTATCAGAGAGGTTGAAGAGGAGCTCGAGATAAAACTCAACCTTGTGAAGATTGAACGTAGGAAAGGCAATAAGTTCGATGCGATGATGGAGATGCTTCCTGATTATCAGAATGGACACATTTATTATAACCGTCAACTGAAAGGTCATAACGATACTCAAACAGGACTTGCACAACTGAAAGGAATAGAACCAGGATACAAAACGAAAGACGATGCTCCCGATGCAGATAAGTATGCATTCGACTATCTCGATAGATTCAAAAAATGTAAAAACAGCTCAACCTCTCGATTAGGAGGAGGAAGGGTTTCACGTAAATTTTAACTATGACAATACTAATTTTAGATGACTTTGATCAAGTGATCACTCGTGCTGAACTGGAGGATGTCTGCGGAGATCTTACAACAACTGGATTGGCTCGATTGGACACCCTTGAGCAAAATGCAATTATTGAAATGAATGGATATCTTGATGTGAGATATGATGCCGTGAAGTGTCTTGATCCTGCAGAGAATGATAACATCAGTATTCTTAAGCAAAAGCTTGTGGATATGATCTTGATGAATGCGTACTCATCAATTACTCCAAATAACATTCCTGAGCTTCGTGAGACTCGTGGCAACAATGCAATCAATTACCTTGAGAAGGTGGCAGATGGTTTTATCAAACCTAAATTCCCGATTCAGGAGGAAGAGCCAACCACTCCATTAAGACATGGCTCATCATTACCCAAAACTGACAATTACTTTTAATCATGGCAGAGAAAAAAGAATTTAAAGAACGTCCTAACAAAGTACTGGACACAATTATCAGAACTTCAACAGCTCGAGCTCGTCGACAAGTTGCTGATTGGCAACAAGGATTAAGAGCAGCTGAGAATGTGGAAACGCCCAAACGTTCACAACTTTACAATATCTACAATGACATTTTAATTGATGCGCATTTGTCAGCTGAACTTGGGAAGCGAAAAAACTCATTACTGGAGAGTGACTTTGATTTGTTCGATGAGGACGGAGCTCCAAATCCTGAAGCAACATCTGAGATCAATAAAGCTTGGTTTACAAAGCTACTTTCCTATGCTTGGGACGCTAGATCTTGGGGACATTCTTTAATAGAGATCACTAAGCTTGACGATCAAGGAAGGATTGCAGATGTTGAAATTGTTAATCGTTGGCACGTGGTACCTGAAAAAGGTCTCGTGGTTAAGAACGTTGGTGATGAAAGTGGGATTAATTTTCGTATAGATCCAAAGTATTCTTCTTGGCTTTTCGAAGTTGGAGATAAGTATGATCTTGGTTTGCTCAATAAGTGTGTCCCTCACGTTTTGTATAAACGATTTGCTCAAGGTGCTTGGTCTGAGTTTACAGAGTTGTATGGTATACCTCCAAGATATGTGAAAACAGATGCTCGAGATAATACGCATTTGAATAGACTGGAAACTATGCTCCGAGATATGGGAACGAGTTCCTATGGAATCTTTGATAAAGAGGAGGAGTTTGAGTTTATGGATGTGCCAACTTCAGACGGTTCTCTATTCAAGAATCTCATGAACGCTTCTGCAAATGAAGTTTCTATTTTGATTAATGGATCAGTAATCGGTGGAGAGTCGGATGGAGGCTCAAGAGCAAAAGAGCAAGTCGGATTAGATGTATCAGAGAAGATTTGGAAAGGAGACAAGTCGTGGATGGAACGCATCATCAATGAACACTGGATTCCGAAGTTGATTGAATTAGGATATCCGTTAACTGGTCTTCACTTTGAATTCAACCGTGAAAAGAATCTACAGGAGGAATGGAAGATTGTTGACGGTGTACTGCGACATTATACGGTAGATCCAAAATACATCATTGATACTTTCGGTATTCCTGTTATTGAACAAAAGAGCGTGAGTGATTCTGCTCCTGGTCCTGAAACAAAAGCGAAAGGATCTTCGAGTTTTTTCGACTGAGCCTCGATGGGCTCGGGGCGGAACTCGGTAAGATTTATCAGGAGATTTCTGCAAAGTCAAAACGTAGGTTATTCACGAACAGCAAGCGTGATGAATTAGCAGAGCAGTATCACAAAGGAAACACGGATCAAGTGATCGAGGAAGTTTGGAAGGAAACGGACAAGCAACTTCGAAAAGGAGTAATGGATGGATATGGAAAGACCGGTTATGATCTTGATGATTTTGATACTGTACTTCAGTTGAATTCAAATATCGGTGTGTTCTCTGCTTTCAAATCGTACAGAGTAAATCAGGAGATGAAAGCCAACCTCACAGATGAGAATGGTAAGAAGCTCTCGTTTGATAAGTTTTTGGATCGGTACCAGAAAGTAGATGCTGAGTATAATGCGAATTACTTAAGAGCAGAATATAACCTTGCTCAGCGACAAGCAGCTTCAGCGAATCAGTGGAATGATTTTAAAAGAAGTGAAGAGCTCTATCCGAATCTGAAGTATATGCCGAGTAGATCTGCAGAACCTCGTCAGGACCACACAAAGTATTACGGTATCATTAAACCGATTAATGATCCTATCTGGAATGATTTGATTCCTCCGATTGCGTGGGGCTGTAACTGTTGGGTTACTAATACAGACGAACCGTCAGTTGCAACCACAGTTGAACCACCGCAGCCTGTTAATGGGATCATAGGAAACCCTGGTAAAAATGGTGCTGTGTTTTCAAATTCACACGCTTATTCCAAGGGAGTTGATAAGCAATCTAAACAGCAAGTCGCTACTTTCTTAAGCAAGATGAAGGATAAACATTGGAGTGATGAGCATATAAGTTCAAAAGTTGGAAAGGGCAGATTAAAAGTAAGTTTGAATGCAGATACAAAAGACTTATCGCATAATCTACAAATAGGAAATACTGTTCTTAAAAATCATGGAGGTAGGTATGAAGTAAGACCTCATATAGAAGGTGTCAAAAATCCTGAAGGAAATTTCAATGGATTGATTGGAGACGCTACAAGGTACGATCCTAAAGTTGTTACTAGTGCGCAGAATTATATAAAGAACAGCTTTGGAGACAAGTATTCCAACTCAAAAAACAAGGGACAATTAAGAGGCTTTAAAGAGTCATTACTGATTCTTGATTTAATGAAAAAATTGAAAAAGAACGATTTCAAAGATTTCATGATAAAGCTTAAGGGAGAGTTTAACAGTCAAAAAAAATGTAAACTAGTTATCATAGTCAATGGAGACAAGTCATTTATAATTGATGACTTTGGTAAAAACACAAAAGATTTGATAAAAATATATGACAAAGCTAAAAAGGAGCTACTCTAAGAGCAACTCCTTTTTAGTCCGAGGATTGGCGAACCGCTCCTCTTGTCTTGCGACCGATACAAATATACAACAAAATGGCGGATTTTAAAAAATGGGATCAAAAGCTTGAGCGACTACGCAGGTACTTCGAGGATGAAGTGCAGCAGCGTATCGGTGTCGAGTCTGTGAATCATTTTAAAGAGTCATTCGAGAATCAAGGATTTACGGACAGATCACTTCAGAAGTGGGAGGAAGTTGAAAGACGAAAGCCTGAGTCACCGTGGTATGGTTTCAAATACAAAGGAACTGCTCAGAGACCAGGGCGAAGATCTCGAGGAAGAGGATACACCAACTATTCTCCTGCAGCAACGAAACGACCAATACTCAGCGGTGAAACGCAGAACCTCATGAGTGGGATTAGATGGAGAGCAAATGGACGAAGTGTTGAAGTAACTGCAAGCACACCTTATGCGCAAGTAATCAACGAGGGGGGAACAATAAAGGTATTCGGGAAAGGAACAGCGAAGATGCCACAACGGCAATTTATGGGCAAATCTAGTGCGCTTAATAAGAAGATTGAGCAAAAGATAATTAAGGACTTAAAACGTATAATGAGATGATTGTATATAACAAGCTTTACGAGGCAATTAAACAGCATTTAAACACTGTAGAAGATGTCGAACACATTGATTGGTTCAATGATCAGTATCGTAATTTTGAAAGCGAAAAGGCTATTCCAAGACAAGCCGTATTTGTGGAAATTCTTGATCCTGTAAATTGGGGACAAATGGGTGATGGTCAAAATGGAACGGTGCGTGTAAAATTGCATTGTGTGATATTTGATATAAAGGATTCTCCTGTTCCTGCTTTGGAGTACACGCAAAAGGTTATGATGGCTTTACAGCGAAAGGACATGATGGATGACAACGACGATCAGCTGACAACGGAAATGATACGGAGTGAAAGCAATATGCCAAAAAGATACAATCAAGTGAAGGTTACGCATGTCACATTTAGTGCAGAGCTTTATGACAACTCATTGATTGATCCAACGCAACAAGTTAGCAATGTAACATTTACAGTTGACTAACGAGGTCTCCAGTTGAAGTGAGGATGTCTTTCTGCAAGATCTTTATGAGTTGGCTCTTCACGGATCAGGTCATTGATGCGCTCGGAGTTTTTACTTAATACGTGAATGATGCGTGGCTCTGTTAGATAAAACTCACCTTCCAATAGTTTGATGCAGTCATCGTATCGATAGCGGTTGATCTCTACGTGAAAGTAGTATCTAGCAACAAGAGCTCTGTTGCGTTCGGGTTGGTAGTAGTTACGTGGACGCTGTTGTGTACGCTCTTGTTTACTCTCTGTGATGAACTTAGAAGAAAATAAAGATTGTTGACCTCGCATGATTCAAAGTTAATGCTTTTTTGAATGCGCTTTTTATAGGAATAAAAAAAGCC